AGATTCGCGCCGCCGCTGTAGCGAAGGGTATTGACCCGGACACGGCGCTTCGGATCGCGGGTATTGAAAGCAGCTACAACCCTAGCGCCAAGAACCCCCGGTCCTCGGCCCAAGGTCTGTTTCAAGTGACCGACGACACGTGGAAACGATATGGGGGTAAACCCGGCAAGCAACGCGACACGGATGAGAACATCCGTGTGGGCATGCTCATCATGGCGGACAACACCAACAAGTTGTCCAAGATATTAGGCCGCGCACCACGGCCCTCGGAACTCTACACAGCACACTTTTTTGGTTCAGGCACGGGCGCGGAAGTGTTACGCGCCAGCCCCGATACGCCAATCAACCGGATTGCATCCAAGAAGGTCATGGCAGCCAACCCCGAATTGAAGGGTTTGACTGTGGGCCAGTTGATGGCCAAGCATGAAGCAAAGTTTGCACGTGCTCCCGGCACACCTGCGTATGTGGGTAAGAAGGGTGGTGAGCGCCAAGATGACACCCAGCAGATGATGACGGATGCATTGTCGTCGGGTCAGACAGCCGAAGTGCGTCCGACCGTGCTTGACGATCCACGGATCAAGGCCCTCGGTACAAACTACCAGATGGCCTTGGCTGCTACGGCGTTGGCGGACAAAGATGACAAGGACGACGACGGCACGGAAGCCGAGCGATTTAAGGCTTACATGGAAGAGCGTCAAGCGGAAGCTGCGCAGGAGCAGGATCCCGGCCCTGCGCGTAAGGCGTTGGCTTCATTTGATTTGAGCTACAAGTCCCCGTTTGCAGAAGAAGCCCCTGCTCAGCAGGCACCATTGCAAATGGCGTTGGGCGGCATGGCCAATGCTCCCCCTTCAATGGGCATTCGACCCAGCGAAAGAAAAGCAGTTGAGTCGGCCAATGCTGAGTGGGAAAGATACAAAGCAGGTATTGAAAAGTACAACGCTGATGCTGAAGCCTACAACGCTGCGGCAGCCAAGGCCAAGGCAGATGCCGATAAGTGGATGGCGGGGTATGAGAAAGCGGGTGAGCCTCCCAAGAATCCAAAAACAGGCAAGCCTTACACCTTGAGCACTTTTGGTGACCTCGGCAAAACCTCTCGTCAAAACAAGTACGCAACAGACAACCCTTATACCACCCCCAATTTGACTGCCCCAGTGCAGCCAAATGCACCTACGGTTCAGCCGCAAGAATTGTTGGCCAAGGCCCAAAAGAAAGCAAATAATCGCAACCTTGCAATTTCTGCATTCTTTAACCCAGAGCAGTACAACCTGAGCTTCAGTCACGGCGGGGCAGTCCACCGTGCCGAAGGTTCCCCTGAAACGGGAGAGCGCCTGACCCCGCAACAGATCGAGCAGATCGCCCAGCGTCAGCAAGATGCCCGCGATTACCGCCAACAGATGTTGGATGCACCCACACGTGGGGACACTTACACAGGTTTGGCCAAAGGTTTCTTTCAAAACGTCGTGCCCAACGTGGTTGGCATACCAACTGACCTGACCACCATGGCTTTACGCCCGTTTGGGTACAAGGTGGAGAAGCCTTTTTTGGGCAGTGAGTACAACAAAGAGAAATTAACGGAATTTGGCTTGCGTCCTGAGCCTCCTGCTCAAGGAACAAACGAAAGAAACTTCTACGACGTAGGAAATTTTGCGTCTTTCTTTGTCAATCCAGCTTCTGCTACGCGAAAAGCGGTTGCCGCTGGTGAAAAAGTGGTGGAAAAAGGCGCTCAGGCCGTAGATACCACAAAAAAGGGCGTTAAAAAAGCAAAAGACATGCTTGATGGCATGAAAAAGCCAAAGGAAGTGCCGCAGACTGTTCGTGTTGAGCCAGCAATGGAGGCTACGCCTGCTCCCGCAGAGCTTCCTGCTTTTCAAATGCGCCCCTTAGATCCTCTTCCCCCCGTTCAGCAGGCCGAACCCTTGCCTCCCCCTCCCGCAGAAGTAGCCGTGCCTCCAGAAATGCTACCTCCGCCAGCCCCTTTGACCCAACTTCCGGAAGTTGCTCCTGTTGCTGCTCCAATGCAAGCTGGAGTGCCCGCAAATCGCCCATTTGTGGGCCGTTTGGATGCATTTGTTGACACCATTAAAAATCCTGTGCAGCTTGGCCAACTCAAGGGCCAACTCAAGGGCAAATTCCGCGACTACGACCTTGAACGTGTAGAGCGGGCGTTTGCTGGCATGGACGACAAAACCAAGTTGACCCCTGATCAAATCAAACAAGCGCTGGGAGGAGTCCACTCACCCGGTAAGTGGGTTTCAGAAACGTTGCCTCCCCAACAGGGCAAGTTTCATCAAAGCACTGACAATGTATGGGGCAAGGAGCTCGGCACCACCAACTTGTACCTTGAGCAGCCCGCTGAAAGACTAGCTGCCACTAAGCTTTTGGACGAAGGCCAATCCAGTATTACCGCATTCTTAGCCAACTCCCCTTCAATGCCTACTGTTCAAAAATTAGAGGGCACAAGAAAGCTGTTGAACGATCCGCAAATAGAGCAGATTGCTGGGCCAGAACTTGTCAACAACTTAAAATTGAAGTTTGATAAGGCAGAAAACAATATCAAGCTGATCGATGAGTTTCAAAATGAAATTAAGCAGATTGAATATGGTTTTGCCGATCCGGGGTTGTACAAAAATGCCCAAGGTACACGTCCATGGTACGAAATCAAGGATCAATATCTTAAAGATAAAAAAGATGCACTACAGCAACAGTTTATACAAGAGGGATTAAGTCCGACTGCTGCCCAAATTAAGGCAAGTAATTCTATTTATCTAGGAGCAAATGCAGATATTGCTTTCCGAGAAGCAGGTGTGTACGCTTCAAAGAGAGTTCAGGAAATGGCTTTGGAACGGGCACGTTCACATGGTATTTCAGCACCCAACTTTTCGCTGATTGACTGGAACGACCCTAATTTAAGGCCCCTGTCTATTACAAACAAAGAGTTTGGGGAAAGCGTAAAAAGTGTTTTAGAGCCCTCGGTTCAAACTGTACATGAAGCTGCCAAAAATGTTCAACGCTTTTTGGGTGATGATGTTAAAGAACTTGGCCAAAAATTAATGTCGGTTGCAACGTACCGAGGCAAACACAAGGCAGTAGCTGCGGGGCCATACCCTGTGGGCTTTACCCGGTTCTCAGAGCATGAGACAACTATCCCCGGCATGGGAACATTGGAAGGACGACACTTCCATGAGTTGCAATCTGACTTGTCCAAGGACATGAGAAAGTCTGGAACTACTTCAGGCAGTGCTGCAAAGGATCAGGCAGAGTATGACAATTTGCAAGCCCAGATAAACAAACACCGAGATGACACTTTTGCTCAGGTTCAAGCGTTTCAGCAGGAGAACAAGAACGGCACGTTGGATCACGCAGGCTACATGGAAAAACAAAAAAAGGCTAGAGATGCGTTGGAAAACAAAATAAATCCATTGGAACGGCGCATGTCCGTGTTAGGTTCTCGTGTTCGAGACAAAGCATCGTACTCGCTGGAAGAACCTTTTGCGGGATTTGAAACCAATCAAATGGTTCGTCAGCAGTTGCTCATGAAGAACGCAATTCAAGCGGCCATGCGCGACGGCAAAAGATTTGCCACTTTTCCGGGCAATGAATCAGACAAGCCTCAGCTATATGTTGGCAAAATAATGCCAAACTTAAAACAAGTGATCAAAGATTTGGGCGGAGAAAAATCTGGTTTAGAACTTCGCCAAATTGAATTACCACCAGATAAAAACGGCAGGCCCATTACTGCAACAGGAGTTGTTTGGTCCCCCGAAGCCGCCGCACGTATCGTTGAAAAAGGCGTACCGTTTGCAAAAGGTGGTATGGTAGAGAGACAATCGGCTGACACCCGCAGGTATTTGTAAGGATCCAACATGCCTATAGAAAAAAATTACGACATCGGAAGCTCTCTTAAGGAAGAGGGCATTGACGTTGAGATTGAAGAAACCAACGAAGACCTTCCCGATGTAGAGATTGAGTTTGACCAAGAGACCGGCGAGGTTGTCGTCAACATGAACGAAGAGGACGACGATGTCCCCTTTGATTCAAACCTTGCTGAAGTGCTCGATGAGAGCGCGTTGGCCACGATGTCCCAAGAGTTGATGTTGCTGTTTGAAGCAGACCAAAGTTCCCGTAAAGATTGGGAAAAGATGTACAGCCAAGGCATGAAATACCTTGGCTTTACCATGGAAGAGCGCACCAAGCCGTTCAAGGGCGCTGCCGGTGTATATCACCCCCTGTTGACCGAAAGCATTGTGCAGTTCCAAGCACAGGCTCTCAAAGAACTTATGCCCGCAGAGGGCCCCGTGCGCACACAGGTGCTGGGTAAGGAGACACGCGAGCGCCTCATGCAGGCGGACCGAGTCAAGGAGTTCATGAACTACCAGTTGACTCAGGGCATGCCTGAGTACACGCCGGACTTTGACCAGTTGCTGTTCTACGTCGGTTACGGCGGCTCTGCATTCAAGAAGGTCTACTTTGACCAGAACTTGCAGCGCATGGTCAGCAACTTAGTGTTGCCTGACAACCTGTACATCCCATACCACGGCTCGTCAGTCATGAGCCGTTGTGAGCGCATCATTCACCGTGTGCCCATGTCCACAAATGAGTTCCGCAAAGCGATGGTCAATGGCCAGTATTTGGACTTGGCAGAACCGGAAAAAAGCAGCCCTCCTTCCCAGATCCAAAAGGAAAAGGACAAGGTCACGGGTGTGCGCCAGAGCGGGGAAGAGGAAGAGATCAATCTGTTGGAGTTCCAACTTGATTACGACTTGCCCGGGTTTGAAGACACGGATGAAGACGGCGAACCCACAGGCATCAAGCTGCCCTACATCATCACCTTGGACGAAGTCTCAGGTGAGGTGATCGGTGTGCGCCGCAACTGGATTGAGGGCAGCCCTATCCATGAGCGCAAGGAATACTACGTCCACTACTTGTTGGTGCAGGGCCCCGGAGCGTATGGCTTGGGCTTCTTGCACCTAGTTGGTAACCTGACCTCTTCTGCTACGTCTGCCCTGCGTCAATTGATCGACGCAGGTACCTTGGCCAACTTGCCAGCGGGCTTCAAAGCCAAGGGCGCACGTATCATGAACGATGACGTGCCGCTCCAACCCGGTGAGTGGCGCGACATGGATGCAGGCGGCGCGGACTTGCAACAGTCCATCCTGCCCCTGCCTTACAAGGAACCAAGCCAGACTTTGTTTGCCTTGCTGGGCTTCTGCGTAGAGGCTGGACAGCGTCTGGCCAGCATCAGTGACATGCAGGTAGGCGACAGCAACCAAAACGCTGCTGTAGGCACCACGATTGCGTTGCTGGAAAAAGGCTCGTCGGTCATGTCGGCCATTCACAAACGCTTGCACTATTCGCAGCGTTTGGAATTCCAATTGTTGGCCAAAGGCTTCTCTGAGTTCTTGCCTGACGAGTACCCTTACGATGTTCCCGGCGAAAGTCGCAGCATCAAGAAGAAAGACTTTGACGATCGCGTGGATGTGTTGCCGGTTTCCGACCCCAACATCTTCTCCGTGTCTCAACGTATCACCATGGCGCAGACCCAGCTACAACTGGCTCAAAGTGCGCCGCAGATGCACAACATGTACGAGGCCTACCGCCGCATGTACACGGCCATCGGTGTGCGCGACGTAGATGCCATCTTGAACAGCCAAGAGATCGACAAGCCCAAGGATCCTGCCAGCGAAAACAGCATGGCTTTGGACGGTTCACCTCTCAAAGCATTTGCTGGCCAACAGCACGACGCACACATCCTGTCTCACTTGTTGTTTGGCCTGTCGCCCATGGTTGGCCAAATGCCAAACGTGGCCACATCCGTGCTCAAGCACGTGTTTGAGCACATCAAGCTCAAGGCAGAAGAGTTTGTTGAAGCGGAGATCTTCCGCGAGTACGGCACCGATCCAAAAGGCATGGTCTCTGCGCTGCAAAGAGAGGCCATGATTGCCCTCAAAGTTGCAGAGTTCTACCAAGAGGTCAAGGCCAAGCAAGAAGAGCTTTCTGGGGCCAAGAATCCTCCTCCAGACCCATTGGTAGAGTTGAAGAAGCAAGAACTCCAACAATCGGGCCAACGTGACCAAGCTAAGGCTGCTTCCGATCAGGCGCGGATCCAATTGGATCAGCAAAAGGAAGCAAACGACCAATCCAACAATCAGGCCGAGCAAGCGCTGAAAAAAATGATTGAGGACGAAAGAAATCAGATCACCGTTGCTCAAATGACACAAAAAGGAGTTCTCGATGGACGAAAAATTGCCCAAGCTCAGCAAGAAATCCAGCAAGCAGCCGAGCAAACTGCCTATGACCAACAAAATTCCGGGAAAAATGAGTAAAACAACGATACAAAAACCAAAAGCAACGTATATCTTGAGAAAAGATGCGATGAATAAGGTAAAAATCACATAAACTTGTGCATAATCTGTGTATGGCCATCGGA